CTCTTAGCAAATTCAAATAGGTTTTCACCTACATGAGTTTTTACTTTTGAGATTTCTACTCCGAGTTCTGTCATAACCTCCAGATAGCTAGAGGCTAACTCTTTGTCCATAATGACTATATCATCTCCAAGGAGACGATATGGAAGGTCCTCTAACTTCATACCAATACGCAATGCACTAATGTGCACTACGACATGGTGTGATAAAGAGAAAACACCTCATGAGCTTTTGGCTCCTAGAGGCTGACCTGTAGAAAATGAAATTTGTTTACCATTAGGTAATTCAAACTCATAGCCTACCATTATGTGAGCTCATGCATCACTAATTTCTGATTCACCATACAGATGCTCCACTACTCTCTTTTGAAGAGATAGAGGGAATCTATCTGTTGCGGCTTTCAGATCATAGGATGCAAAGAACTTATATCCTCCGTAAAGAAGAGAACGGAATCCTTCATTCTGATCGAATGTCGAATCCTGCGGTATCTCCTTAAGTAAATTGAATACATGAGTATGGAGGCTCGAAAGAGCCATCTGACTTATGTACTCGAAAATAGCAAAAGGTCTACTTTTCCCTTCTTTATCTTCTTTGATAGATATCTTCCGTAGTCTTTTAGTCTTGGCAGGTTTTATACTGAATAAATTCATGTACATTGCCTGACAATGTTCTAAAAAGGCTTTAAGAGATAGTACTGACTTTCCGAAGTAAGAATCCTTACCTCCGTTAAGCTTGATACAATTATCAAGAAGAGGCTCTGGAAGATTTAATAAATCCTCCATAGCACGAAGAATAGACAATCCATTAGGACCAGCAGTTGAGATTCATGAAAATCCTGAGAATTCAGTTTTCATTGAACCTCTTCTAATGCCCATTTTGTTTAGCACAATAGATATTTCTGATTGTTGTATAGTATCCATGTAAGTACTATCAGCAGTCATTGTATCTGTTTGCACGACATTAGGGTCTCCCTTAATCAGTTTTCCTACTTGAAATAATGTAAGAATTCACTGAATTAAGAGTTTATCTCCTTCCAATATTCTTCGCCTTACTAGGTAAGGAAGAATCTTTGGAAGTTGATCATTAGCGAGACTGATCCCAAATGGACGTGGTAATTGTTCGCCAGAAAGGGTCTTGGTGATTGCAAGACGACAAAGCTTACTATAAGTCGCTGCCGCCAAGTAACCCCGTGTATTATATAAGGTGTCAATCTTATACAATACCTTTCTGACTAAATTACTTTTGTGAGTAAGTGATAGATCTTTGAAATAATACATAGTGACAAACTTCATTAAATTTTTATATAAATTTAGTTTTGTTTTCATTGTGTGTTATTTTAAAAGAGAAGTCTCAGTTTCCTGAGCTTAATCCGTCCTTAGGCACCTCAAATATATTTTATGAGGCTGTCCCGTAGGGGGGCGTTAAGTTTAGTATACTGACTTTAGCTTGGTCTGGTCAGTTTGTAGATCTGCTGAAATTGAAAGGGGAGCTTCGTAAGAAGGTTCTTCCAAAGGGTA